TTTGAGCTTCTGTGCGCCGTAAGTCTCTTGCGGATCGGAGGAACCACGGACGATATCCGAGATACCCATTAGCTCGTAAATCTCGTTCTTGACCGCTTCCATGGCTTGATAAGCCTCATTCAGCGCCGCAACGATCGGAGCAATGTCAAAGATATCGATTGAGCCTTTTAGGCCCGCTTTCTCGGAGAAGTTCTGGAAGCTCTTGACCGGGATCAGATCACCATTGCCAGCCTCTTTGAATAGGCGCGCAAGTTCAGGAATCGCGGCATCATAGACACCTTTGACTACCAGCATCTTAATCAGGCCATCAATTCGAACAGCAAGCTTATTAAGCTGCTGCGCCTGATCCTGATATTGCTTGTAGTCTGGAACCGGAATCAGCGTATCACTGGTCAGCGTGGCATATAGAGGGCGAGGGCATGGGAAGAAGCATTCCAGCTTCAGCGGATCAGGACGCTCATCAATGATCTGTTTCAGCGTCTTGGAGAACCAAATAGCTTTCTGATTCTCTTTGTCCCAAATCTCGTAGATGCATGCCTGTGATTTCGCATCTTGACTGCTGTTCTGCGTGAAATTACCGTTGTTGATGGCATCAGGCTTGGTATCCAGAGGAATGCGATAGGCAATCTCTTCGCCAAAGCGCTTAATCAGCGCATCACGGCTCATATAGACCTTGCGCCATACTGCTGGGACTTCCTCCCATGTACGCGCCACTACATGCCCGAAATCCTTCCAGTGGACATAATCCACAGGGCAGCATTCGTATTCAATTTCTTCAATCTGCTCGCCTTCGACACCCGCATCAGCATCGTCGGTAACTTGCAACCCATCCTCAGGCTCGCCAGGCAAAGCCACGATATGCGGTTCATAGCGCACCCATGCTTGACCACGACCACCTAGGAAGCGATCGCGCACACAGTTTTCCATCGCTGCGCCATAGTCGGGATAGTGATCGACTTCAAAGCTTAATGCGCGCTCAAGCAAAAGAGCAGCGACTCGGCCCACAGGATCAGTATCACGGTAGCGCCTGGAAACGTCAGGCTTGGGAAGGCGGGAGAATACAGCCGGGAGCAGCGTTTGAATGTTCGACCAGAGGATATTGAAATTGACCGATTGAGTATTCCGATTATCCGCATTACTGTCGAAATCACGGTAAATCTTGACGATCTTCTCTGAGCGATTCTCCCATTTCTTGAATTCACGCTCATAAGAAGCAATGGCTTCCACCCACTTTTGGGATGGACTAGTAACAATATCTCGATTATCAGTAGTTGCCATTTAAATGCGCCCTTGTTCTTTTTTAGGCGTCGAAGCCCACATTTCGTCTAGTGTAACATTATTTTTATTAATACCAACGAATATACCGCGCATATCCTCTGGTTTAGGCGCTGGCGGTTCGGCTTGCTGCATTATCTGACAGCCATAACTAAATCCATCGCCGTCATGGGATGACCAATCGTGAACCGGATCAGCGCCGAATATCTTTGCCTCTTCGTCATATTCATAACGCCAGTTACGCAATCCATCTAGTCCACGCTCGCATTTAGTCTGATTGAACTTAATCTTACCAATCATCACCCTGGCGGCATTAACACGGTCTGCAATAGAGGATCGCGGAACCATGGCAACGTGCTTTGTACCGAACTTTTCAATGAAGATTTCGACTGCACTATGCTTAGCGCTGAATGTCTTAGCACGCGCATCATGTGGCATCCAGATCCGGCCTAATGCTGGCTTACCGTCGCTATTCTTGTATGCCTCAAGCATATTCGACAGCTTGTAGCACCACTCCTCTGCGTCGATTGCCCATCCATTCGCGTAATCAATGATCTGATAGCCGCCAATTTGAGGTTGCCAGAACCACCAAGTAGCCGTATCGCGTCTGCCCAAGTCGCAAGTAATCTCGATTGGCGCTCCATATGGGTCATATTGCACGTCATCGCTGACTCTTCCTTCTTTTTCAGCAGCAGCAATAGAACGAGCCAGGATTGCACCCATGATTGCAGCATCGAAGGAGCATAGATATTCCTGCTCAAACTTCGCCCTTCCGTAGTCCTCGCCGAATGAATCGATGTATTCCTTGAGTTCAGCCGCCAATTGGGCTGGTGTCATCGTTCTTACGTCATATGCATCCAGGCGCTGAGCAAACACGTCCAATCCTGCACGCATGTTCTTTTCCGCCGCTGCGAAGGTCGTATATGCGTGATTCCTGCCGCGTGGCGTCGTAATAAATGCCTGCCAGCCATTGTTTTCCGCAATGATCGGACGTAAGTAAGCCCTTACATTTGGATTGGATAACGCCCATTCGGAATAGACGATACCAGCAGGAGTAGTGCCAACCAGACTATCCGGATTATCCGAGCCGACAACTTGCCAAGTGCTGCCATTAACAAACTCAATGGTCATCTTGGTGTTGTCTACCCGACGACGCAGTTCATGCGGGAATGCCTCATCAATTCGCTTCTTGCCCGTTGTGGGGTTCACTGCATCCCAGATAGCTTTGCGCGCTTGACTGTACTCAGGAAGCATATGCCAATAGTTAGCGATACGCTCAAACGATGCACATGCCGCCCAATGAAGGCATACAGCGTCTTTACCTGCCCTTCGCGGCCAGATCAATTCAGCATGCCGGCCACCGTTCTCCAGATATGACCATGCGGCCATCTGATATTCACGTGGACGCCAATTGTTCGGTAGCTGGATTGTCGCCATTAGGGCTTAGCTGCCTTCGCCTGCATAGAATTCGACAGTAGCCGTGCCTGAACGGGTAATAGCACTAACGAACTTGTACGGGCCACCTTGAGGCACATCAGGGATACCAAAGTTCACATCAGCATTCGGTGCGACATAGCAGCTAGTCACAGAACCATTAGATGGGAGAGTGGCGATAGCCGTAGCGGCAGTATCACCTACCGCGATAAACACGCCCACAGTTCCCTCGTTTACGATTCGCAGGGTATTGCCACCATTGGGAAGCTGAACAGGCGTAGGTGCGCTAGTCGTAGCAGCGAATGTGGTTACTTTGGATTGAGCGCTAAATAGGTTTGCAGTCTGCATAATATCCTCAATTTGTATATAAATGAGCTTCCCAATCCATGCTCACAATCATTCCATTATTACTTGTTCCAACGCATTGGGGAATGAAATTGAATCTTTGACCTACTCGAATCTTGGTCTCAGCCCGAAGAGTAAATGGCCCCATATCCGTGCATGTAATCGCTTTAGGCGCTGAAACTGATCCGTTGGGATTGCGGAAGTTTAATCTGAAATCGGCCCCGCGGGGAGTACCGGTTAATCCAGATTGCAGAATCTTAGCTTCCATGGAGAATATCTCCAATGTTTTACCAATCGGCACAGTATAAACAGCATTGGAAAGATTGCCAGTGAATGCCGGGATAATGCCACGTACCTTTGTATTATCCCCTGCGCTACCAGTGACACGGATTGTAATGTCGCCCTGATTCTTTACTCGTTGAGCGGCAGGTGTGATCCGGCCAGTAGTTGCGCCATTCAGCCAAGCATAGGCAGCAGCGTTAGGAAGCGTTACAGGAGTCGTGCCGTTGAGATTGACTGTGAATGCTGCAATTTCGGCATATGCGAAATTGAGAACGGTGAATGTTACTGTCTCTGAGCCAGAACCGCCTACGGCATCATTGGCGCTGCTAGAGACTACTTCCCATGACTCATCAGCCGTGGGGAAGGTCATTTGGTTATCGACACCGGCCCATATGTCCTGGGGCGCAGATAGGCTAGAGAAGGCTGTAGCAATCGATCTGGTACAAAGTGCATTTACCCGTACAACTCCTGATACCAAGCTTCGGCTTACATCAGCGGTATAGTCTCGTTCAATGCCGCCACCAGATCTGCTCATGATTATTCCTTTGGTTGCCCTCCAAAGCGAACAATCTGGACGCTCAGAGGCGAATCTTTGTCACCGGTGACTTGCAAAGGCAGCAATTTAGGATAGATCGTTCCCCAAAATACACGTTCATTACTCGGATCTTCTTGCGCCCATGCTACTAATCGCTCTGGACCGCCTAGCTTTTCAGCAGCTAGTGCAATTGCCTCTTTAGCGGATTTAGTAGTTTTGGATAATGCACCCTTAGGCTTGCCCGGATTACCCGGTTTGAATCCATGTGTATTTTTCGCTGCTGCTGGCATTCTCATTCACGCAAGTAATCGCGTGCCATTGAATTGATATTGGGAGATATTCTACTGGTATTTACTTAGTTTGTGGTAAGCAAAAAAATCCCGCTAGTGGCGCGTATGTCCATAGCGGGTAAATTGGAGGGTGATGCTAGGGGTGAAACAAAGGAAACTGGAGCGCCACACAGGACTTGACCCCGCATCAATCGGACTAGAACTCCGATGCACTATCCATTGTGCTAATGGCGCTTTGAAACTGGAGCCGATGCAAGGAATCGAACCTAGGCTTCTCGCTTACAAGGCGAGTGCTCTACCACTGAGCTACAAGGGCTTTATGACAGCTTTACACTGTCTTGGCATCTTGTAGCAGATGCTGCTCGCTTGCTCTTTATTGCTAATTGGCCCCTACAGATGGCCTGTAGCGTACTTTCGGAGGCAGGTATTCCAGACCTAACCTCGCCAATTGCGCAATGATTCAATTATATCTCAAAACCGTTCCCATTTGCCGATATCTACTCTCTCCAATATCGAAGGTTTCTTAGGATCGTTGCTTGGGATATACGTTCTCTTTGTGATCTGAAATTTTTCATCGCCCATGCGGTTTTCCTGGCGCTCAGTGTGAGCATCTATCTGGCGCTTGGCTTCGTCATGGGCGTATTTCATTATTCCTGATCCTTTCCCTCATTGAAAAGGCGATCGTATTCCTTGGAGAACATCAGCAGATCACGAATGATCATTCCTGCCAATATTACGCCTAGTCCAATAAGAATGAAAGTAATCTCGATTCCGTCAATGCTCATTCGGATCTCACTTTCATCATTGCATCAGCCATAGCGTATGCATCACGAGCAGCTTGCTCATATCGGCTAGGACTACAACCCATCGGTACAGGAGAATTAAGTGCTGTGGCCGCAAAATAATCTCGCAGCAACATATCTACCATAGATGGAGCCTTTAATTTCTTTTCTATAGCTTCCTGCTTATCTCGCATAGCGGATAACTGCATTGCTAAGCCCAATCCGTCATCATTCATCATTTTTCCACCTTTATCCGACACTCAGAATAGCGCTACGTTCAGCCCTTACCCGATCCATCACGGCCCGATGCTCCAGTCGTGGCTTGAGTACCTTGAATACTGGCTTAGCAGCCGATTCTGCCTCAAGCTGAGCAGCCGAGGGGATATAGAATCTGCGGCACTTTCCGAGAGGCTCCTTCCGGATAATCTTGTCCTTATCCATGTTCTCCAGTACCAGGCGCAATGCTGGCAGTCCAATCTTTAGCTTGCGGCTCATCATCATGTCTGTGAATCCGCTAGGCTCATTCTTGAGTAAGCGCATGATTTCGTTTCGGGCGAATGCTTCAGTATATTCTTTAGTCATTTGGTCACCTCAAATTTGCATTCAAGTACCTTATCTTGCAAACGAGTTTTGCCAAGTGATGAGCAATCACTAGCAATATCGTGTTTTGCTGCCGAACCACCAAACATATAGCCAAGTCCAGATGATAAAGATACGACCAAAATAAGCGCTGCAATAAGATCCATTTCACACTCCATGATAGTTGTTGTAAATCTGCATTATCTTCAACAATGCCCCATCCGATAATGGGCGCATGTCTCGCTTTTCTCCTGCAATCAGAGAATAAATCTCCAGTTGCCTTACATCATCTACTGCTAGCCTGTCTTTGTCTGCATATCGCAATACTTGCAAACAGGCTTGTGCCGCTTCTTCTCTTCCTATTCGACCGGGGATTTCGTAGGGCATGATTCATTCTCCAAGAAGTATTGAGCTTGCTTGAATCCGATTCCTAGCTGCTCTAGACCGCCTTGAATCACCATGACGGCCTTTTGCGCATCGCCTATAAGACGTACGCCAGGATTGAATCTGATGCCCTCTGATGCGTTCTGAGCACCCGCTATGCCTATCAACTTGCCGGGATATTCAGGGATTTCATCGCGCATCTTGAAGCCTCTGTAGCGGTTCATGAACTCGTTTGCAACGAAAGGCCACTCGTCATCCGTCTTTTCTCCGAAGCGAATCCAGCCGCCCATATCTTGGATAACTCTGTGGATAACTGGATCATCGAATGCCACATCGGCATAAGTCCCGATCTGGCGGACAGCCTTGTCCATTTTTGACCATGCCGAGCTAGCTTGATCAACCGTGCGGCCCTGCAAGACTTTAGCCAGGTCGCTAATCTTCGGCATCCAGCGGCCAGCTTCGTCAGGGCTTTGCGTATGCGCCCATGCCGCTTTCTCGATAGCCTCATAGTCGTATTGCTTCAGACCTTCCCAATATAGCTTGATAGCGGTCTTGGATAGTTCCTGCTTGTAGTAGTCTGATAGCCCTAGCATTAGGGTTGCGAAGCGCTGCTTTTCCTCAAGGTTATCCAGCATGGCCCTTCCTCCATTCACGAATGAACCATCTAAAGTTGTCCTTGTATCTAGCACATATTTTCATATTCTTCCATGCCCGAATAATTTCTCGGGCAGGAGTTTCTATCAGCAATAGAGGAAACACGATCAGGACACAGGAAGCATAAAACAACGTGGCCTTCGCAATATTTTTCATGCTTCCTCCAGCCAGTCTTGCAGGTTATTTGCGGTCACTTGGCCCTGCTTCCCAAGGCTAGTGAATCGGGATTCTTGTCGCGGTTGCGCTCGACGCTCTTTAACCGGATATACGTCCGTCCAGCCGTTGCTTGTAGATTGATCCAATACAGCGCCTATGTCCTGGCCTTCAGCGCGCAGTCTCGCAAGGTCTTTAATACGAAGTTCAATTGCACGATCGGTGAGGGGTTTCCTGAGCTTCTTGCGCATTTCAACGTAGCCAGCCCACGCCTCAGCAGGCACCCAATCAGGCAGCATTTCCAGTTCCCTCATAGAAAAATTCATGGAATTTTCGCTTGGCATCCATATAAACCTCTGACGCTTCTTCGGCAGTTTTGTAACGTCCAAGCCGAATTTTTTTGCCGTTCACAACGATTTCAGCTCTATATTTTTGTTGTTCTTTACAAAAATATACGCCTAAGAATCCCGATTTATTTGACTTCGATGCGGCCTTGAGATTCTGTCTATTTT